ATTTTTTGAAAGCATGCGCCGAAAGGGTCGGAGAAGAAGCAATTTGTGTTACGGGCGAGGTTTCACATGAGGATAGAGAAAAGTACATGTCTGAAATAAGAAGTGGTAAAAAGAAAATACTTTTTGGCACTCAGGCAATCTTCTCAGAGGGAATCTCACTCAATAATCTAAGTTGTCTCATACTCGGTACACCAATTAACAATGAGCCTCTTCTTACTCAGTTAATTGGTAGAGTAATACGAAAAGAAGAAAATAAAAGAGACCCAGTAATTGTAGATATACATCTAAAAGGAAATACTGCAAAAAGACAGGCTTCCACTAGGATGGGACACTACATGAAGCAGGGATACCAGATAAAACAACTATAAAAAAATAGTTCTTGACACGAAGGTTAATTTTTAGTATAATATATGTTCTTATTTGACTGGCCGAAAATCTACGACAACTCCAAGGGGAGTGTGGTCGAGGTAGTACGAATCTTTCGCATGATTGTTGAAAAACAAGTGCCGAAAAATAAGTATGATCCAATCTATAGATATTCGCAGATAGACTTTTCTGGGATGAGTTTCATGCTACATCCTGATGTTCTTCTCTACCATTCTCATAAGTACCGTCATCGTGAAGTTGCACAGTACATAAGTTTGTGCGCTCTACGATCAGCAGCAGATTTTATCGCGACTCAAGACACTACACTTGATATGGTTTTGATGCCGGGATTAAATCCAGAACAAATACTAGACCAAAACAGGCTACTTCGAGTAGACAGCAATGAGCATATTCATTTTCGCTACGAAGAAGTCAATCCAAAGGAGATACACTAATGGCTATTCAATTTAATCAGCACAAGGGTGCTGCACAGAAATCAAGCATCACTAGCTTTCAATATAAAGATGGTGATAATAGTTTTCGACTCGTCGGTGATATTCTTGCCCGATATGTTTACTGGATCAAAGGTGAGAACGACAAGAACATTCCTTTAGAATGTTTATCTTTTGACCGCAACAAAGAAGCGTTTAACAATAAAGAAAGAGACTGGGTAAGAGAGTATTATCCTGATCTCAAATGTGGCTGGAGCTATGCGACTCAATGCATTGACAATGGTCAAGTTAAAGTTGTAAACCTCAAGAAAAAGTTGTGGGAACAAATTATTACTGCAGCAGAGGATTTAGGAGATCCTACTGATGTAGAAACTGGATGGGATGTTCAGTTTAAGAGAGTTAAGACTGGTCCTCTTCCCTACAATGTAGAGTACCAATTACAAGCACTTAAATGCAAAACTCGTGCTCTTTCAGAGGATGAATTAGAACTAATAGCAGATCTGAAGTCTATGGATGAAGTAATGCCTCGTCCAACTCCAGACGCACAAAAAGAGTTATTAGATCGTGTACGCGATAATGGCTCAGAAGAGATTGATGAAACACTAGAAGATGAGTTTAACGTAGCGTGATATTATTTACTGCCGACTGGCATATAAAACTTGGACAAAAGAATGTGCCAGTCGAGTGGGCGATAAAACGATATAACGAATTTTTTGATCAAGTTCACAAACAGGCGTCTACCTGTGATATGCACATCATAGGAGGCGACCTGTTTGATCGTATTCCAACAATGGAGGAGTTAGCTTTATATTTTTCTTTTATAAGAAATGTAAAGAAACCTACACTTATCTTTGATGGAAACCATGAAGCAACTCGTAAAAATCGTACCTTTTTCTCTCAACTAAAACAACCTACAAGAGATATAAATCCTCTTGTAAATGTGGTGGACATTTCTTATGTTGATGAAGATTTAGGATTCGGAGTATTACCATATGCTGACCTTCATAGAAAAGGTAGTATTGAGCATTTCGATATCAGTAAGCCTTTATTTACTCATGTTCGGGGTGAAATACCTCCTCATGTAAAACCAGAGGTAGACTTAGAAAGATTTGATGATTTTCCTGTCGTATTTGCAGGGGATCTACACGCTCATAGCAATACGCAACGAAATATCGTATATCCGGGCAGTCCAATGACCACTTCATTTCATAGACATGAAGTTGAGACTGGGTATCTACTTATCAATCCAAAAGATTGGAGCTGGAATTGGTGGCCTTTTACTTTACCGCAGCTAATAAGAAAAACTGTAACAAAGTCTGAGGATATGATTCCTACTACATATCATCATACTATTTATGAGATAGAGGGTGATATACAAGAGTTGGCAAATGTAGAAAACTCTGAACTACTAGATAAGAAAGTAGTAAAAAGAAATACAGAAACATCTCTTGTTATTGAAAAAGATATGTCACTAGAAGATGAGCTAGTAGAGTATCTAAGGTATATTTTAGAAATACCAGATGAACAAATCTTTAATATTTTAGGAACGTATAATGATTACGCTCAAACAGCTCAAATGGAATAATTGTTTTAGTTATGGTTCAGATAATCAACTAGATTTATCAGATAATACTGTAACACAAATTATTGGAACTAACGGTATGGGCAAATCGTCCATACCGTTAATTATTGAAGAGATTCTCTACAATAAAAATTCAAAAGGAATAAAGAAAGCCGACATACCAAATAGGTACATAAATGACGGTTATAATATCTTTTTATCTTTTGAAAAAGACGGAAGTAACTATGAAATTAGTGTAGACCGTAAAAGCAGCATAAAAGTAAAACTAGAAAAAGATGGAGAAGATATTTCTAGTCATACTGCTACAAATACATATAAAACAATTCAAGAAATACTTGGTATTGATTTTAAAACTTTTTCACAGCTTGTATATCAAAATACAAATGCAAGTTTACAGTTCTTGACTGCAACAGATACAAATAGAAAAAAGTTTTTAATTGATTTATTACACCTTGATGAGTATGTAATTTTATTTGAAGTATTCAAAGAAGCTTCAAGAGAGTCTTCAAATAAGGTAATAGAATTAACATCAGAAATTAATACCATTGAAAAATGGTTAAATACAAATAAATTAGAGAGTACCAATATACTTCCTATGTTAAATTTAGAAATAAATACGGAAGAAGAAGAGAAAGAGTTCCGTTCTCTCTCAATAGAACTTGAAAATATTTCTGAAAAAAATAAAAAAATTCTAACAAATAATCAGTATAAAGAACTATTGAGTAAAATAAATCTTGATGAAATAACTTCAATAGAAATTAGTGAAAAAGAATCTTACGATGAGTATCAAAAAGAGGCAGGGCAGTTAGATGCTGCAATAAAAGCGTCTAACACTTTATTGGAAAAGTTAAAAAAACTCGGAGATGTATGCCCTACTTGCGAACAAGAGGTAGATGCAGAGTTTATTCAGAATCTACTAGAACAAGAACTAGCAAAAATAGCCTCTATGGATATTAGAAAAAGAACTAATGAAAAACTGATTACTAAAATTAAAAGAAACAATGCTTTGTTTGATAAAAAACAAAAAACACAAAAAGAGTGGGAGGAGCTATATAGAAGTATAGATAAAACTTTACCGCGAGAAACAATAAATAAAGCAGAGTTGGAAGTAAAAATACAAGAAGTAAAAACAAAACTATTAGAAGCAAAGCAAAAAATAGAAAAAATAGCAAAAGAAAACGAAAAAAGAACTAAAAATAACACAAGAATAGAAATAATACAGAATCAAACAGATGGGTTTATAGAAAAGCTAAATACTGCTAAAGAAATATTAGATCAGCAAAAAGACTTAGATACTAATCTTGAAATATTAAAGAAAGCCTTTAGTACAAACGGCCTTCTTGCTTATAAAATAGAAAACTTAGTAAAAGAGTTAGAAGAACTAACAAACACTTATCTTGCTGAACTTTCTGATGGCAGATTTACGCTTGAGTTTATAGTATCAAACGATAAACTAAATGTGCAAATCACAGATAATGAAAATATTGTTGATATTCTTGCACTATCGTCAGGGGAACTTGCACGGGTAAATACAGCTACTCTAATAGCTATTCGTAAGCTAATGAGTAGTATTTCCAAATCAAGAATAAATATACTTTTTCTTGATGAAGTAATAAACGTTCTTGACGATAGTGGTAGAGAAAAAATGGTTGAGGTATTGCTTCAAGAAGATTTAAATACTTATGTAGTATCCCACGGATGGACTCATCCTCTTCTTGAAAAAATCGAGGTTGTAAAAGACGGAAATGTGAGTAGATTAGAGTGGTAGATTCAAGAGCAAAAGGAGCAAGAGGAGAATATCTTGTAAGAGATATGCTACGAGAGCACACCGGACATCAATTTGAACGAGTGCCTAGCTCTGGAGCTCTTGAGTATTTAAAAGGAGATTTGTATGTTCCTCATGCAAAAAATAATTTTTGTATTGAAGTAAAAAATTATGAGTCATCTCCTCTATCAGATAAAATATTTACAGCTCCGAAAACAAATAATTTAATAAAGTGGTGGACTAAACTAGAAAGACAAGCAGAGAGTGGAAAGCAGAAACCTTTACTATTTTTTAAATATAATAGATCTCCTGTATTTGTAGTTACACCGGCACCACCCGAAAATACAGACCATTTTATGTATATTCATTTTTTGGCTTGTTCTGTACTGCTTGCAGAAGAGTGGTTAACTGAAGAAAAAGTGGAATTTTTAGATGGCATTTAATTTTACAGATAAGTTAGTAAATGATGGAGACTGCACTCTAATTGTAGATGCTTTAAATCTTGCTTTTCGCTGGAAACACCAAGGAAGAACAGATTTTA